CTACTCTCTCCTAGATTGTGGTGGCTGCTTCGTCCTGAACAAGAACTAACAACCCCGTCCGCATGCCTGCGGACAGTGGGGGGGCGCACCTAGAAACTGTGATCTTGTCACAGTCTCACCCCGGCCCAGAGACCACTATATGAGTTTTCATATTTATTTGGTTATGCGTGGTCAGCAGGGCCCCATGCCCATTGTGTCCCCTGGAGGGGGACATAACAAGTGATAAGAAGCTCACTATAAACTGTAAGAGGGGGGGCGTCAGCCATAACGGCCTCGCCCGAGAGTGATTGAATGCACGGTAGACAAGGAGTCAACGGTTGCACCTAAATCAAACATAGACACTGGGTCAAACAGGTCCCGGTGTCTGTCTCCCTTTGCAAAGGAGACAACGGGGGCACCATACGTTGTAACAGTGGATCCTCTGTGGAGCCTAGACAACTCAATGGCTACTGAACCTCCCATTGAATGGCCGACAAATCTACTGACGCCCTCTGAGCTTCGCTCAGCGTCTGCATATCTGTCCAAGTGCTTGGTTAGGCCAATCGGTATTAGTAGGTCCTGTATCCACTCGTGCAACGGATTCGCTGATTTTAGGCTATGCGTCCGGGTGCCCGCTATGTACAGGGTCTCGCCCTTCTTGTAGACCCCTAGTGGGGAGTCGTAAGCGATGGACAGTCCCTGCTCATCGGACAAGCCGGGGCGTCAACCCGAACCGACCGAGCCCCAACCTGTAGGCAGGCCAGGAACACTGTCGTGGTGGTCCTGAGCCGCCTTCTGTAGGGCCTGGTCGTGCCCAGTAGCAGGGACCGGGCTGTGCTTGGCGAGCGATGCAGCAAATGTGTTGCTAGGGTACCTGGCTCCGTCCTGTCGGTTGACCTGGAACTGGTACGTCTGAGCTCCTGTGGATGTGGGTGGGAAGTAGAACATCATCATCGGAAAGGGGGGCGCGTCGGCAAGAACTCCTTCTGCGAATGTTGAACCCCCCGCCAGGTACGGTGTGATGCCGTCAGATCCTGGTGTGGAGTCAGGGTTGTTGCAGAGCCAATCCCACCAATCAGACGCTGGGTACTGAGTGGCCGCCGTTGAAGACGGGGAAGAAATCCTGGTAAAGGTCTTGTAGGAGTTGTAGCTCACGAAGGAGCTGGGTGCTCCAACAAAGCTATGCTCTCTGCCGAGAGTGAACCCACCGATCGTCTGGGTGCGAGGATGCTCCGTGATCATAGTGGCGAAGTCCACGCTGTTGGTAATGCCAATGGTTGCCCCAGACACGGGGAAGGACCATCCAACCTTGAGGGGTTGGTCTGACATCAAGACCTGAACGTTCCCTCCCAAGTCAATGTTGCGGGTGATGTTCGTGAGTCTTGCTGACATACGTAGGGGTCTGATCTCCAATGGGGACGTGTTGGCATTGTGCAGCTGGGACAACTGGTAGCCTCCGATCTGCCCTGTTGGACTGACGCTGAAGGCAGCAACAGCTGAGGGTGTCCAAGGAACAACCACAAGGGTAGGAACCGACGTGCTTGTCGTCCAGGTGAACCTGGAGACGGAGTTGACGGTTGTAAACCTTCCGTAGCTTGTGGATAAAGGAGGCGGTGTGGAGTGGAAGAACGGGTCAAAGTAGCGCCTGGGGTTGGGTGCCTTGGCCTTTGCCACTTGCGTCTTCTGCTTCGCAGGCGCAGCTGACCGAACAGCCTTGCGCCTCGCAGTCGAAGTGGTTTGAGGCATGGGGGGGGTAGTACGAGCTTTCGCCCGTCCCTTGCCCGATCCCTTCCTCTTCTTCGGGGCAGTGCCATTGGCTGGCGTCTGCCGTGTGGTTGGCCGGTAGTTTGCCCAAGGATCTCCAGGCATTTGTACAAAGCGTGAACAATGAACAAAGCGCTTCCGTGACTCTGGTTGGCAAGTGCCGAGAACTGGTGCTGCAAGCAGCAGAAAAGCAAACTCCTTCAGGTAGTTTGCATGCCTCCCTAGCTGTCAGGCCCCAGGGCTTCGGGGCCGGCTCTTGTTTTCTAGTCGGACTTGGGGTCGGGCTTCTTCTCAGCCTTGACCTCCTTCAATGCCTTCTGACGGGCCTTGATCTCATCCTGCTTCTCCTTGGGGAGGGAAGCCCACTCCTCTGGCGTGTAGCCTTTCTTGGCCTTGGCCTTCTTCGCTGCTGGCTTTGGGGATGCCTCAGGGATGATGTTCTGGTACTTGGACGAGGCTGCAACGAGAGCCTGAAGCTTATGGATGTCCTCCTTCATGGAGGCGTACTCCTCTCGGAGCTTGTCAGCCTTGCTCTCGTCCTCCTCGTCTGCGAATCGGACGCTCCTATCCCTCTTGAGGACATGCTCGACAAGCAGTGGCTCTGCCTTGCTGATGAGTCCTAGGTCGACCTCTGGCTTGAAGTCTGGCTCGTCAACCCACTCCGTGCAGGTGGGGCTGACGTCGTAGGTGGCAACGATGGTGGGGTCGATGATGATACCGACGTACGCGAATGTCTTAACCATGACATCCCAGTCTCCGGGGGAGGCGTGCTTGGTGAGGATGCCCTTGTAGGAAGACCACCTGGCCCTTCCGGAGTCTGAGTCTGCAGCCTCCTGGTTAGGCGTGTGGCACCTGGCGTTGACGTACAGCTTGGGGATGTTTTCGAACGTGGCCTTCCATGGCTGCCCCTCCTCCCTTTGCAGGGAGAGGGAGTTGAAGGACAGGGGTCCGTTCCTTGGCGTCACGGTGACGAACTTGACAATGAAGCCAAAGCTCTCGTACAGCGGCCTGTCAAAGTCGCTGTTGTTCTCGCCGTACATCCTCGAGATGTTATCGTCACTTCCTGACGAAGTGTTCTGGGCACCGCACAACCTGTGCGCGATGGTCTGGACTTCTGAGCCGCATGAGGAGGTCAACGCGTCGCCAGAGGCGATGATCCCTCCGATGCACGACCCGTACAGCTCGTCATCGACGACGAACACATGTGCTGATCGCACGAGTGCGTTCATGTGCACGAAGTCTACGAACTGCTGGCTTACACCATAGTCCTCGAGGGACGATGGATCAAACTTGTCGGTCTTGCTCCTGTACGTGAGGTTGAACTCACTCGTCGCGTCCCCCTTCACTCCACCTGAGTGGTAGATCTGGCTGTAGGCCGCAACCATCATGAGGTCTCTCCTGACCGTTAGGTCGAAGGAAGAGCAATCCTTCACAACGAGGCCTTGGCCGTCTCCTCCCGCGTTGGGGTCATACAGGTTCTTGTCGATCTGCATGCCGATTCGCTCGATGCCAGCCGGATGGTGTCCGACTCCGGTGAACAGGGACGTGACCGTCCCGTCCTGGTACCCGCTAATCTGCTTCTTCGCCCACGTCCTGCTGAGGAGTGAGGTCACGAAGTTGTGCGGGGTGGAGACATTCCAAATAGTTCGGCAGAAGCCGAGAGAGGCCTTGGCCCATGGAATGTTCTCATTCTTTGGGAACACCGCCTTGGGATCACTAAGCCCATAGGTGACGAGCTCTTCCGGGCTCATCTCGCCGAGCGCCTTGTGACCCAGGGACGACTGCAGTGCAAGGATTGCCAAGGCGACCTCGATGAGGGCGTCCTTGCCTGCTCCTGTCTTGCACACCTCTTTGGGCCCTGTGAAGGGCGTGTAGGCGGCGGCGAACCCATTGGACTTTGTCCCGTCGAATGCAGCTATGCACTCGTCGATGTTGTCGGCGAAGGAAACGTATGACTTGTTCTTCACCTTCTTGGGCATGCCATCGAAGATGGCGTAGTTGTCCCGCAGCTTGGTAGCTGCCTT